CCTGGAATAGAATCTTTGCCGGAAATGGGTGGGTTTTAACATAATAATATTCATCATTTTAGTGACTCCTTTTGTCTATGATCTTGATAGCTTCCCGTAATACGCCGTCGCCGCCTTTGGTTCTCAATACTTTATCTGCTATCAATTTAGCTTCTTTCTGAGCATCTCTCGGTGTTAGGGAAAATCCTGCTTTTGCCAAGCAAGAAACATCGTCTATATCGTCCCCGATATATGCAACATTTTCTAGTAATATGGATAAATTGCTACAAATTATATGTAACTCTGTCAACTTTCTGCCTGATACTGTCTGTATCACTTTGATTCCCAAACTTTCTGCTCGCTCGGTTATCTCTTTTATTTCTACTGCGCTGGTAAATATCACCACTGGATAGTTTACCGGCAATCGGCCGTCAAAAATGGAGAATCTACGGGGTATTTTACCGTCGGTTAGTACCCCGTCGCAATCGGTCACAAGCAGTTTGATATTGAGTTTACCCATAATATTATATTACGCGGTTAATACGGAGAAGGGATAGCCGCCTCGATCTGGTCTGAGCTGATGAATAGGATTCGGTACTGCCCATCCAAGCCGCATAACAAACCGCATAGCAACTGAGTCCTGTTGCATCAAGTTTATAACAACCTTTCCGTCATCGTCGGTTATTACGCCCTCAGTGAAAATCTTGAAAGATATATCACTTCTGATCGCGTATTTTGCCTCTGACATTGCCCCACAAATAGCGCGTGCGTAAGTGGTATTGAAAGAGTTATTTTTTACATAGGTTGCTTTTAATCCCCAAACGGTATCGGGTGTTCCTGCGACAAGACTTTGGTTGAAAATGGGGTTGTTGTTATCATCCCTCAGGTTCCTCAAATCTCCCTTGATCGAAGGTGCACACATAAACCCGGATGGATCGTAAGCCTGCTCTTCCAAGGTTCCCATGAGTTCCGAGAAGTCTGCAGCCAAATCAACCCCGGCGCCCTCGGCAATTACCTGTCCGCGGTTTATAGCGGTCGGAACGATTCCGGTAGGCCAAGTGGTTGGTCGTCTGTGTCCCCAAATCATGGCTTCGTCGATCCGCTTGCCAAATGCCTCGGTAATACGCGGTCGCATCTCGGCCCACATATCATATTTCGAGTCATTCAAAACTGCTTCGGGAACGGGAAGAATGATTGCGATAGGTTCGGCCACAATAAACACGTTTTCCCATGCGAATTGATGGGTCTTTTTGAGTCCGGGGAAATCTTCTTCCGGTACAGAGCCGGGATCTCCAGTTCCATACGGCGAGCCTAAAAGAGCCAAAATCCTGGCATCGTCGATCTGCTGGTCGGCTCCTGCAGTCAAATCATCGGTCGTTACATCACCGGTGAAGTCTGCACTTCCTAAAGTCCCAAGAACCGGCATTTTATGCGTATGGCTGCTCATATCCGGCAATCTCATTAACTGCGAAAGCGCGGCTGATTTCTCGGTAATTCCCGAGGCAATTCCGGCTGCTTCTGTCTGTGGGATCAACGGCCAAGCGTCATATTCGGTTGTCCCTTTTATATCGGTGTCATATCCACCATCTTGTATAATACTCATTATTTTCTCCCCGCGCCTCGTATAAGCGCGTTCATATCAACTGTGCCCGCCGGGGTAGTGCCTCCCTCTGGAGTTTTCCCTTTTAGGCGTTTTGTTACCTCGGCATCAATCGCGGTCTGCCAAGATTTTTGAAAAGTGCCAACATTCACCATCGTTTCGGCTTCGGTTTTACCGATTAACATTTCCGCAAAGCTCACGGGTAATGATTCGGCATCCAATTTATTGATTGCCTTTATCTGAATATCACGCCGGTTGAGCTTATTTTCGCGTTCGTCTAATTGACTAACCCGCTGTTTTTCAAGCTCTTTTTCCCGTTCTGTTACGGACATAAGCGCGAGCCTTTTGGCCTCTGCTCTCTCGGTAACAATAGCGGCTGCATGATCTTCATCCCATTTTGCCTTGCTGGTTGCCAATGCTTGATTTACTCGTTTATCTGCTTCACTGGATAATTTTGCTTCAAGTTCGGCCGGTGTCATGGTAATACTTTCTACTGGTTTTACAGGTTCTTGTCCCTCTGGTTTCACCACTGGCGCTCCCGGAATTACTGCTGGTTCTGGTCCTGGCATATTAACCTCTCTTCAATTTTTTTGATATCGTCCGGGATGTTAACATCCGGCGTATCTGTGATTACTACCATTTTAATCGGTAGTCCTATGTGCATAAATCGCGTAATTTCAATGGCCTCGCTTTCGGTTTTTTCTGCTTGCCCGAACAGTTTTAAATCCTCTTCGTTCAAAGCATATAAACCACGTTGCCGGTAAACTATACGGCTTATCCCTGTTAATTCTCCGTCCTGCAAAATACATTTGACCTCGTTTCTGTCATTTTCCATTTTGCTTACAGTTCCAATAATGTAATTATTCTCCTCTTTTTTTGCTTTGTCAATAGCAAAGAGTGCAAGTTCTGAAATTAACGGTTCATCCCCCTGGACGTTTATGTATACATCGGCGGGTATTTTCTCCGCAACTTCCACGAGTCTATCGGTTCCGGTTTTACAATCGGTCTGGGTGAGAAACGCACTATAACCGGCTGAAACTACACAATTATAGATTTCCTGATCCGGTGTTGCCACGATTTTATCGAAGTGCGGGAGCTGATCGCATACGCGCAATATCATTTCCCTGCCCGCTATTTTTACGAGTGGTTTTCCGGGAAATCGGCTGCTTGCCATGCGTGCCGGGATTACGACTAGGGTTTTCATGATCTCCTGCCTGGTTCATTGAGTATCTGAGCCATCGTAACCGGGTCGAATTTAGCGGCCAAATATCTCTGGTTGACATCGGAAATTCTTAGATCTCGCTTTTTGTGTCGGTTTTTTTCTAGCGGGTGCCACAGGTGATATGATCTGGCCTCTACTCGGTAAATTTCATCTTTATTCATGGTAATAAGCGAACACAAAAAAGCCGTGTCCTCGGATCCCCATCCAACATAGCGTTCATCATATCCGCCGGATTTCCGCCAAGCCTCTTTTGTCAGGAGGTGCATCCCATTTGGTTTGAGGCCGACACGAACCCGTTTCCTCTGCTGTTCTAAGATAACTTGGGGAAATACCCAAGCGGGTGGTTGTCTCAGTATTCCCTCGGTAGTGATTTTATTCAGGTAATAAATAACGGAAAACGGGAAAACAGCACAATGTCCGGGAAGTTTAGCTATTGCTTTGAGTATGACATTTTTTATAAAAACCACATCAATATCGGTAATCAGAATAATATCGTTCTTTGCTCTTTCTACGCCCTTGTTGATATATTTGGCTTTACAGAAATTATCCCATCCGGGTTTTGAGTTCGGATCCTTTGATATGATTATTTCCGCCTCGGGGAACATATCGCGGTATCGTGCTGCAGTCCAGGCACATTGTACATCCCGAATCCCGCCGTCTGGTTTATAGGCCATTATTATGCTTAAATTCATCTCTTACCCCACTTGATTTTTTTACCCCGAACCGACAGTTTGTCCGCCGTCGCCTGAGTGTATATTTTTTCTTGATTAATCTAAGATAGTATGATTTCGTTTTCCTTTTCATGGATATAGATTTAATAGTATTTAATAGAATATCTTCATGTTCATCTATTCGTTTCACCTTCCCTTTTAATCCGTGTACACGCCGGGAATGACTATCACGGTGGCTCCTGATAAAGTATAAATTTTTGTGAATATATCCGCATTTATATACAAAAGCCATTGGGAGAATCATTTGCCAGTTCTGCCCTCCCCGGTTTGTATATATTTCTCTTTTCGGATTTACCTGTAAAAATGCCTCTGTCCTGAACATATAGGCACCCCCGGCATAATACACGTTTTTTTCCATAATGCAATCACGAAAGAGCGGATCAGTTTTTGTTTGCTTACGTCTTTTGATTCTTAATGTCGTAAGATATATCCCCAATATTGGGCTGTCACATAATACCATGTCAAATTCCCGGTTTTTTTCGAGAAATTCTACCCGTTTCTTGATATTATCTTTATGCAAAAAATCATCCGAGTCTGGCCAAGTGAGATATTTTCCGGTAAAATGTTTCAGACCAAGATTGAGCGCGGTTGCCTGCCCCTGGTTTTCCTGATGTAAATATATGAATTTAATACCCTTTTCCTTAAATTTTTCTTTATAAGAGAAAAGTATTTTTTGTGTATTATCTTTTGATCCATCATCTATACATATAAATTCTATATTTGAATAGGTTTGTGCGATTAATGAGTCAAGATAACCTGCTAAGTATTTCCTCCCGTTATAACACGGGGTGATTACGCTTACTAATGGCTCTATTGATTTTGCCATGCTTTGATTAATCCTTTCCGGTCGTGTACGGCTGCCGGTAGTGGCTGTGATTTTAATATATTCCAGATATGCACGTATTTATTCGGCTCGGTTTCATCCCTGCCTGAACCAAGTAAATAATCATTAAATTTATAACCCTTTCCAAGAACCCTATCGCTTACTTTTAGCCATGCTGTCGGTTTCCCGTAGGCTTCTGAAACGATAACACCGTGTAAACTGGTTGATATTATCATATCACAGGCGTTTATCTGGTCAATAGTGTCCTGCCAATGTTGGGATACATTAATCAATAATATACTCGGATCTCTCATAAATTTCCGTTCTTTAAATAGCGATTTATCAATATAGTGCGGTATTATCCCCACACGGTATGTTTTTTCTAGCTTTTTCGGGGTATAGATTAATGGCATCAATATGCCGGGATCTCCGTATACTTCTGGGATAACCTCGGGATACAAAGCGCGGGTTTTAGGTCCTCGAACGGCCAAGAATTTAACATCTTTCGGGAGTGTAACTGGCTTGGGATAATTTCCGCCATATCCCCAAATCGTATCTCCGGGATATACTACGCCTTCACTGACTAATCCGCTGCCGATACATAATACCTTCCCGTGTGTTTTCTTGTGTACTCGCTGTACCTCTTCACCGCCTGAAACCCAATGTAATATTGGCTTGACGAGTTCATCCCCAAAATTCCTGCTTCCCCATCGTTTACTTGGTACGTAATAATAAGTATTTATCATATTATCTCTACCTCCAGCTTTACGCCGATTTCTCTTTGAATTTTCCGTATCATGATTATTATATCATAACTTGAGCCGCCGCCGTGATTAATAATAAATCCCGGTGCAACCATTTGGATTTTATCTATCGTGTAGCCAAAATACTGTTTTATTTTCTTGCTGGGCTTAAAAATTGTCCCTGCGCTGGGAAATTCAAGCGGCTGCCGGAGCGCCCGGAGTTCGTGATTCTTCTGCATGGTAGCGGCAATCACTTTCGGATCTCCTTTTTTCAGGTCAAAGGTCGCCTCAGATATGAATGATTTTAAGGTCTGAAATATGCTCTTACGAAACGAAAATTGACACTCGTCTTTGTAGTAGTGCGTGGTTTCAAAATCGGTAGTTCGATAACTGGTTGCTGTTACTGAGGAAATTACCGAGGCTATATTGTGTATAAAACCGGCGTTCATATATACCCCGCCCCCGACGGTTCCGGGGATCCCTTCCATGAATTCCAATCCGGTAAGTTTGTTTTTTAGTGCGAATTTCGCCAACTCCGGCATCATTACCCCGGAGCCCGCAATTATCCGGGTTCCTTCGACTTGTAAGTGTTTGATCTCGTTTTTCAACACTACGCCTTTTATGCCCTGATCGCGCGCTATGATATTGGATCCGGCGCCGAGAATGAACAGTTTTCGATAATACCATTTTAAGATCTCCTGCAGCTCGTCTTTTTTCTCTACTACGATAACCCGCGCCATTCCGCCGGTCTGCATGGTCGTATAGTTTTTCATTAACACATGGCCTAAATCTCTCATAATATTTCCTTTATGGTTTTAATGGGAAAATAAATCTCTACACCTTGTAAATCATCTATTGTATAATCAGAGTTAATCTTTGGATCTTCCATATAAACTTCTCCATCTTCTTCCCACAAAACCACGGCATGGGAGTGCTTCCTATTGTCTTTTTTCAATTCACCTAAAAACTTTGCTGATCCTGAGCAATAAGGAAAAGGATGCCCTTTGGTAAATTCCATAAAAAACCTCTGTAACCCTCTTCTTTTTAGCCATGAATCAAATAATTTATTCCCTTTATCTGAACTTTCCATATATGCCCTATAAAATTCTGGAATATCTTCGTAATTAATTTCTAATATTTCAGATAGACAACACTGTAAACAATCTTTATCGTTTTTTTGTTTAATCATTATTATATTGGCTCCCCTGCTAAAATAGCGGATAGTGTTTTATCGGGTTTTAGTCGGATATCCCGAGTAGTAAGTTTCCGTAAATAATCAACCTGGCTCTCGGTATTATGCCAATTCTGGTTTATGCTGCCCGCCTCTTCTCCGGGTCGAAAATTCCCATATCCAGGATATACCCCGGTTCGGTAGAAATCGAAACCCACGATATGTAATTCTTTGAGCTCGCTGGTCAGGAGGTGTGCGATTGCAACTATCCCGGTGTTCGGGCTGCGTTTTACCGACTGCCTGACACTGGTGTAAAATTTTGATCGAATACATACCCAAGGAAACGCGCCGTTTAACCGTGGCCCCATTTCTCGGGTTCTCCGGGAAATAACATCATGGCGGGATACTAACCATTTCAAATTGGAACGCTTCCAGAGCAATATTTCTTCTTTCCCGATTAGTTTTTTCTCTGAAGTTTGCAAGTTCCGCCGGGATAGGATGTGATAGAGTATATCGGTTCGGCTGCCGTAATCAGTAGGGTGCTCAATCGGGATTGCATGATTTACCCGAACCACAAAATCAAAGTCGTTAATCCATCCGCATTTCGCTGATCCGAGCATATAGGCTGCCGGCCCGACAATGACAACCCTTTTACCGGCAAGCGCGGCAAGAAATTCCGACTCTGCATAGCGGCCAAAATCGTAGGTAATCGCGTTTATTTCCCGTTTATCTCTCGGTGGTCGACGCCATACAGGACGTTTCGGAATGGTAACGAGTTTATTCACCATGTAACGCCTCCAGTTTTTTCACCTGTTCCATGAGCCGGGAGAATTCCCCGAAGGTCAAGGATTGCTGGCCGTCGGTCATGGCCTGGGATGGCGTGTCGTGTACCTCGATCATTATACCGTCGGCTCCTGCTGCTATCGCGGCAAGTGCTACGGGTATCACTAATTCGGCTCTGCCGGTTCCGTGGGAGGGATCGGCGATAATAGGGAGTTTGCATAGGTCGTGAACCGCGGGAATACAGGAAATATCGAAGGTGTTCCGGGTGTACTGCTCAAAAGTTCTGATCCCACGCTCACAGAGTATTACGTTTTTATTGCCCTCGGAAATAATGAAATCCGCTGCCATGACTAATTCTTCTATCGTGGTAGCCATTCCCCGCTTTAGAATTACCGGTTTATCCTGGCGCCCGAATTCCCGGAGTAATTCCGAATCCTGGCTATTTCTCGCGCCTATCTGGAATATATCGGCTACATCGTACAGGAGCTCTATCTGCTTACAATTCATAGCCTCAACCACGTATGGGAGCCCCGTCACGCGCTTTGCTTCCCGCGCGAGTGGTATGGCAAGCTCATGGAGTCCGTTCCACCTGAACGGCGAAGATCGCGGTTTGAATATCCCGCCTCTCAGGTGAGTTGCCCCGTATTTCTTGACTACTTTTGCTATCTCGATAAAATTTTCCCCTTCAATCGCGCATGGTCCCGCAATTACCATCATAATTTTGACTCCTTTTCCCATTCGGTATAACTGGTTTTTGGTATCCCGGTTTCTATATCCTCCGGGATCTCTGCTAATTCCTCGCGAATTCTACAACGACAATTCACGACTTCTGAGGCTCCGAGATTTGTCGCCATTGGCCCCGTTACCCATTGACCGCCTACATATTTGAACATCAGGGTTCCATTGTGCATTTCTGCCTGTTTGTTATCCATTACGATATGGTGTGAGCGTGTCCGCGGGCTTGCCCCGAAAGCATCCCAAAACAGGTTGGTTTTTATCCCCAAGGCCACCGATTGATCGTATACTCCCCGTTGTGCTGCTACTGCCGAGCGTTGCCCTTCGGTTCTGGCAACCCGGAACGCGTCATAGGCCGTAGTTCCATATACCTTTTTTATACCTTTTGCCATCTCTTGATAACTTTGCCCCTGGAGAAATCCCTGAGTCAATGCCCGGTGTATCCGGTCCCGCTGTTTGAAATTAAGCGAATCCCTGGCTATCTTATCGAGTGGATTATCGACTATATCAATGACCGCCTTGGTCGGGATTAACGACCAGGAAAGCCGGATCCCGTATTTATTGTCGAATTGGTAGGCAAAATCTTTAAACATGGTATCCAGGGTTTTCCGGGGAAGTACCCTGAGAGAAGAAACAACCCCGATATTCTGTTTGTTAAAATATCCCATCATGGCGGTTTCCAGCTTTGTGAGCCGGTTATATTTGGCCATTTCCGCATACGTTAACACCCCGTTTATGGCGTATTTCTCGAATACGAGTGCAAGCGCGGCGCGGGTCTGGTTTAGTGCAATTCGGTACTGTGCAGCGATGTATTTCTCCTGCGCGGTCATTTGGCGCGTGAGGTTTGAGAAGTTCATT